GTGTCGTTTCCGTCCGTTTCGGTGTCGTTTCCGTCTGTTTCGGTTGTTTCCTCTGCCGTTTCCAAATCAGCCGCCAAAGCGTTGTAATTATCCCTTTCCAAACCCCAACTTGAAGAAAGTTTAACCGAAATTTCGGTATCAAACATCGCATTAATTTTCTCAACCGCATTTTGTCTTTCTTTTAGCATATTATCCACATACGGCAAAAGTACATCTACATTCATTGATACCTCGCCCAGATTAAGGCGTTCCCGTTTCATGTTGTAGTTTGCATTTAGCCCCAATTCGTTGTACATACTCGCCTTGTAGTATTGCACCAACTCAATCAGTTGCGTTATGTACACGCTGTTTGTGGTCGGTGCGGTCTGCATATTTACGCCCTTGAAAAAAGCGTTTTCCCCGATAATTGAAAACTCGCCGTCTTGTATCTTGCGCAAAAACTCATCGGCACTTTGTTTCGTCTTGTCATCGGATGCACTTATAAGCATCGTAATTCGGGTTAATATGCTGGCGGTGTTCAACGAAATAAGCCCGTCAGTATATAAAACCGCATAACGCCCAATAAGCGGCAAAAGGCTTTCGCCGTTGCTGTCATTCTCAATCAAAACCCCGTCTTTCTGAATATCGTAGGTTTTGTTTAACTTTAATGCAGGGTTCGCCACGGTGTAAAGCGTTGCCCGTCCGTAAACATCGAGTTCGCCGCCTTTGCCGCCCGAAAGCGCATACAAAACCCCGTCCACGCTGGTAACAAAGGCGTTGCCCGCGGTCTGCAAAAGCCGCTCCAATTCTTTTTGCGGTATGCTGTCGGGCAAACCCTCATACTCAAACATACTTTGAGTTTTCGCCAACGTGTTCGCCATAAATTCAGTTACGGCGGTGTCTTTGTCCCTTATTTGTTGCTGGTACAACTTGTAAATGTTATCTTTCCTGTTCATCTGTCAAAACTTTAATTAGGGTTGTAAGTTCGGCTAACACTTTCGTATTTTCCGCAATCGTGTCCTTGAGGTGTTCCGTTTCTCCTTGGTGCGCCTGCCTTTGTTTCACCATATACCAAAACAACGCCCCACACATCACAATCGGAAAGCCCAAACTTGAAATTATTTGAATAATAGTATTGGCGTCCATATCGTTATAATTTAGTTACTACTTGCAAAGATAGGCATTTATTTCGTAAAACGGTCGGTTTGGCACGAAATTTGCACCAAACCGCCGTTATTTTCATTTCAGCGAAACAATGTTTGTCTTTGCGCTCGTAATTAAATAATTGCGTACTATTTCGCCGACTTCGTTGTCTTGGTAGAAAACTTTGTCTATTGCGAAAAACCGTGCGACTTGTTGTTCAACATAACTTGCCGTGCTTAACAACTTGCGTTTGTAGTTCGGTTTGCCGTTCATTTCAAGTGAATAAATAAGGCTGTTTTCCTCATCTTTTATCGGGGTTGTCTTTGCGTGTATGTACGTGAAACATTCGTTGCCTACTTGGATAATGTTGCCTTGCAAAACAACCTCGTTAAACTTGATATAGTACACAAACAACACGTCTTGCGGTTTGTACTTGCACGGCAAATGCGGATATGCTGCAAGTTCCCATTTACCGCCCGTTATCATCTGCAAGTTTTGATTATCAAAACAAAAATACTTGTTGCTGGCTTTGTGTTGTACTATCGTGCTGCAATACTCAACCGCCACGATTGCGCCGTGTTCGCCAAAGCGGTAAATATCTATCGTTCCTTGCTCCATGAAAGGCACTTGCTTTAACCCCATTTCAGTAAAGTACGGGCAAAACTTGTTTACGGTGTTGCCCAACATGAAAACTTTAACATCGTTGCGCTGGCGTATTATCGTGCTTAATAAGTTCATAAACAACATAAACTCATCGGGCAAATAATACCGCCGTGTCAAAAACTCATCAAACACAATCGTTGTAACATTCGGGTAACTGCTACTTTTTTCGTGTTCTTGCTCTGAAAGGCAAAACCCGTAACAAAACGGGGTCGGGTCGGGTGTCCGCTTGTTTTTCTCTGCATCGTAGTAAGATAAAAACCACTTGTTAGACATATAAAACACCTCATTAAATTTGCCCTCTGTCAGTTCCTCAATAAGTCCGTTTGCCACGTGGTTAGCAAACAGACTTTCGGCACGTTTGCCCCTCAAATCCTCACGCCAACGGCGTATATATGCCATTTGTTTGCCCGTCTTGATATAGTTTTCCAAACCATATTTTAAGGCTGCATAAGTCTTGCCGTTTGAACGCTCGCCAAATATAACATTATAGTCGGCGTTCTTGCTCAAAATCGCTTTCAAGTCGTAAAATTTCGGCTTGTCTGTCTTTGTCTTTCTTGTTGTCATACTCTTATTATTTTAGTCCTTAAATTTGATACCTCGCAAATAGTTTATGTACATAACCGAAAGGGAAAGGCTGTACCCCGTTGGCTCTAAATGTACGCCCGTGCGTTCGTTGTAGTGCGCCGTGCTGCCTTTGTAGTCGGTTATCTCGCCTTGTATCTCGTAGTCTATGTACGTATGTATGTTTTTGCCCGTTGCCGCTGGCGGTATATCCAAATAGTTGGTAAACGCATCAAATATCCCGTTTGCGCCGTACTTTTCAATAAGGTACGGAATAGCGGCTTTTTTGTTCACGCCCGAAACGGTCAAACTAAAATCGTATGCCCGTCCGTTTGCTTTTAGTGCGTTCGGTTCTTGCACCATGTATCGTTTAGCTCCCAAAGTCTTAAACCTTGTATATGTACCCTCGAAATCCCACACGCCCAAAGTCTTTGTTATGCCTTTTATCGTTTGCGGCTCGCAAAGGGAAAACGGCAAACCGTGGTACTTGCAGGCGTCTCGCAATTTCATTTGCACCTGCATATTATAAGCCTTGAAATACGCTTCATGCGCTTTGCCGTTCATTATTTTAATGCTGTCCGTATCGCTGTAAATATAATCGTCTTTTGCTTCGTGTATGCCCGTGAAAAGGTTGCGCCGTGCGTATGCGGTTACGAAAATGCCCCACGGGTAAAACAAGAAACGGTTTTTGCTGGTGTTGTACTTGTATAAAAGTTCTTGTTTTTGTTCGGCTGTCATTGAGTTAATATCCCATTCGCCGTTATATGTAAACTCATCACGCAAAGGGTTGGTAACACTCATACCGTAACAACTGTTTAACATTTCCTTGCTGTTTAGATATTCCACTTCTTTGCCCTCAACGCCTTTTAATTTCGTCTTGCTTTCGTACAAATGTAGTATTGATTTTACAAACGGTGTCGGCAAATAATCTTTCTTATAACAATACATTTCACCCACTCGCATACTTTCCCACGTGTAAAAGTTCTTGATTATATTAAAGTCCACATCGGTAATTGTCAGTGCTATTTTTGAAGCCGCCACAATACGCCCGTTATTTTCGCACGGGTTTTCTTTCACAAAACATTTGCTTGCGCTTATCGGGTTGTCTTGCGTTTCGCTGGCAAATATGTTGGTAAACTCAATATCGAACACACAACAATACTTTGATATTAAAAACTCAAATTGCGCCATACTTTTAACCGTGATTGCAACGCCTTGCGACATCGGGTATTTTTCCGCTATCATTACATACGGGTAACTGCTTGTAAAGTCGTAACTATCCACGTTATACATTATTTCGTCTGTATATTCGGCGTTTGCGTGTGTGAAACCGCCTGCAAACGCACGTTGCAGCATATTAAATTCATTCATACCCGTAATTTGTAGTTCCTGCATCAAGTTTACGTAATCCCAATTCGGTACGGTCTTTCCTGCATCGTTCTTTTCACGCAAACAATGCGCACGGCAATACTTGCGCACAAACCCCGTCTTTGTTATCGGTATGTGCGTTATCCCCTTGCTTTCCTCGATACGTTCCTGAATATAGCACATAACTACTTTAATATCGTTTATGCAGTAATGTATTTCCGCATCGGTTAGCGGCGTTTCGGCGTGTCTTATTTGCTGGTAGTCCAAATCGCCGACGGCTTTCGCACACTTATATTTCATAAGTTGCTCGCCCAACTTTGCAAGCGAATAACCCGAAAGCAAGTAACTGCATCTAAACTCAATGCTGCCCGTTGTTATTGCATAAATCGGTTTGCGCAAATCAATACTGAAAACCCGTTGCCACTCAAACCACTTGCGCAAAAACTGAAATTCGTATGAAAGGTTATGCACGTACACAATAAGGCGTAATTTGTCATTCAGTTGCAAAACATCACTTACGGTCTGCATCATCGTAACAAATTCGCCCCACGTGCGCCCCATTATTGTATATCCGTTTATGCCAAACTGCCAAACGTACATTATTGAGGCTTTCTCTAATTTCGCCTTGCGCCCGTTGCTGTCCTGCATACGTCGCACTTGCTCGTATGTGTACGCCCGTCCGTCCGTATCACGGTAAAAACTTGTTGTTTCAATATCAAAGGCGCACGGCACGTTGTAAAACCTTTCGCCCTTGCTGTTTCCGATAATGTTTTTTTCGTTTACGGCACGTTGCAAGACGCTTGCTATTTCGGTCGGGCTGTTTATTCTTTCTTGTAACTCAAAAGGTATTTTTTTCATAACCCGAATTTATTAAAACCTTGTAGTATTCGGTCTATATCATCATCAATTTTGTTTGCCGCTTCATTTGCGGCTCTCTCTATTTCGTCATCAATCGCCCGTGAAATGCTTTCGGCTTCGCTCTCTATTTGGGTGCTTATATCCCGTGCGCTTTGCTCCATTTCGCCCGTGAAATCCTTGTACCGCATCAAATACCGTTCTACAAAGTCGTTATCTGAAACGCTGTTTAACTTGCCTTGCAAGTTCCTTGCCATAAGGTTGTACTCATCGGGCGTTAAATCGTACACACGTTGCAGGTGTTGCCCGTACTGCCTTGCGCCTTGCGCCGTACTGGTTGGCTGGCGTAAAAACGAAATCGCCTTGCCGTACTCAACTTTTAAGGCGTTCCAATCGTGCTTCATTGAAAACTTTGTGTACCCCTCTATATCGCCTTTGTTCAACGCTTGCACGGCTGGCGAAAGTTGTCCGCTTTGCTCTATATTCTGAATACGGCGGTTGGCCATTTGGAAAACACGTGCAATCTCTTTTCGCATTTCGGGGCTGCTTTCAACGGCTTGCAAAATCTCTCTCTTTAATTTTAGCCTGCTTGTTTTCGCATATACAGACGGCGAAAAATTAACCTTGATTTTTACCATAACGCTGTTATATTAAATAGGGGTTACAAACATTGCAACCCCTACAAAGTTAAACATAACTTTTCAAACTCTTACAAGTCCACAAACGAAATAGAGTAACACTTCTTGCCGTGGCTCTCGTACTCGTAAATCGTGTACCCGACTTTGCCGTCTTTGATAGTTTGTACCGCCTCATCATCGGCAAGTATTTCACGCACCGTTTCGGCGGTGTGGCTTGGTAGGTTCACCAGCCGTTTGTTTTCCTCATCAATAATTACGGGGCTGTCGCCTAATTGTGATTTGTGGACATAAAGCCCGTTAATTTTGTGTATCACATCTTTGCCGCCCTCATTTTCAGCGTTGAAAATATCGGCTAACTTGGTGTACTGAAAATCGGTTGTGTCAATACCGAAAGTTGTCTTGTTAAATTTACTTGCAAAACTTTTCATTGTAGTAATCTTTTAATTGTTAAACTTATTGTTAATTATTCGGCTGTCTGTCCTTGCGGTTCGCCGTCAAACGGCAAGTTCGGTTCGGGGTTTGCTTGCGGCTTCAAGTCCATAAGCCACGCACGAAAGCGGTTTATTTTCATAACCGCACGTTGGTCGCGGCAAACTTCATTACACGCCATAAGGCTACCCAAAGCCGACAAAGCGGCAAACGAAAACTCATCAAATGCGTTTCTTTTTTCTTCCATTGTAGTAAACTTTTAATTGTTAAACATAGATTTTTTGAACTTCAAAGCCCCGTTGTGTTTCACTACCGTTGTATCGGTTGTTACTATCGTTGCCTTGCCACGTATCGTTACACCCTTTGAAACGCTACACCCCTGCAAAATTGCAGATAGAAACAACATCGCACCGCAAACGGCAAAAATAGAAACACACATTGCAACCTCTTTAATTGCTTCTTTCGGTTGCTCTTTGAAATGCTTTATTAACTCTTTCATATTTCAAATTGTTTAAGTAACACGGTGCAAAGATACAACTTTTTTTCAACATACAAGCATTACGGGCAAAAAGATTTTCGGTTTAACTTTTATTAACTTTTGGTGTGTGTTCCACGTGAAACATTTTATTTTGTGCATCGGTGTGGCAGTGTTCCACGTGAAACAATTTCACGGGCGCACACGCATAACAAAAACCGTGCCAAAGTCTGTTATCTTTTGTTAAATCTGTGCCTTAGCAAAAACCGTGCCAAAGTGGGCTGCGAAATGTTAAAAAACGGTAAAGTGGCGACCCAGCAAAAACCGTGCCACAAAGTGTTTGCAAATGTTAAAAATGCGTTGGGAAACGTTAAATAGGGGTCAGTAGCGTACC